CTGCGCGAAGACGTGACCATTGCCGACGAGGTGTCCAGCTTCACTCTGTCCACCTTCGGCAGCGCCGGCTCTACCGGCTCGGGCAACGGCATCGGCAACGGCAAGGCGTGGATCGGCAAGAACACCGATCAGGTGACGGGTGTGTCGGCGGACATCGCCAAGATCCCGCATCAACTGCGCCCGTGGGCCATGGAGCTCAAGTACACCATCCTGGAACTCGAGTCGGCGGCCAAGCTGGGCCGCCCGATCGACCAGCAGAAGTACGAGGGCCTCCAGCTCAAGCACCAGATGGACATCGACGAGCAGGTGTACATCGGCGACACCGGCACGGGCGACACCGGTCTGGTGAACAACTCGCTGGTCACCAACGTGTCCAACCTGCCGAACGGCGCCTCGGGTTTCTCGCAGTGGTCCAAGAAGACCGCCGACGAGATCCTGGCCGACGTCAATACGATGCTGACCAGCGTCTGGCAAGCGGCGGCCTGGGCCGTCATGCCGGACCGCCTGCTCCTGCCGCCGGCCCAGTTCGGCTATATCAGCACGCAGAAGGTCTCGTCGGCCGGTAACGTGTCCATCCTGCGGTACATCATGGAGAACAACCTCCTGACGACCTCGGGCAAGGGCCAGCTGACCATCCTGCCGGTCAAGTGGTGCATCGGCTCGGGCGTCGGTGGTACCATTGGCACCACGGGTACGGTCGATCGTGCGGTCGTGTACGTCAAGGACAAGAAGCGCGTGCGCTTCCCCATGACGCTTCTCAACCGCACGCCGATCCAATACGACTCGATCTACCACAAGACGACGTACTTCTGTCGTCTGGGCGCGGTCGAAGTCGTGTACCCGGAAGTCGTCGGCTACTTCGACGGTCTGTGATTACAGCCGGCGACTAGCCGGTTCACAGCAGCCAAAACGGCGGGCAAGCGCCCGCCGTTTTCACATGGAGTAGAAAATGCCCGAAGCCAACAAAGCCCCCGCCCCCTGGGACAACCCCGGTACCCTGCCGACCGATGCCGCACAGCAAGCGGCGGCCGAAGAGCAAGCCCGCCAAGCGGCGGCGCTTGCGGCCAGCACCCAAGGTGCCACCACGCCCGCGATCGGCGCCGCAAGCCCCGATTCCTCGGCTGCCAGCGGTACCGCCGTGGCCCTGGCCGGTGCAGTCCCCGAGGTTGCCAGCGACGTCACGGTGACGGTTACCGTGAAGAAGCCCTTCACGCTGCGCCTGTCGACCACTGACGGTACGACCATCACGCATCACGAATTCCCGTACAAGGCGGGTGTTCAGGAGATGCTGCTGTCGCACGCCGAGCACTGGTGGGCAAAGGCGAACGGCGTCGAAGTGTACAAGAAGTCTTAATCACAGGAGATCGCCATGCCGCTCGAACAAGGTAAGTCCGAAGCCGCTTTCGGCCAGAACGTGAAGACCGAGATGGCTGCGGGCAAGCCGCAGAAACAGGCAGTGGCGATCGCCTACAGCGAACAACGGGCAGCCGACGAACGCACCGGGCGAGTCGACTGCATTGGCGGCATGGACGCGAAAGCGCTCAACGCAGCACACGACAAGTTCTGGGGAACGAAATGAGCGACAAGTATTTCAAGGCTGCCGTTCGTGTCGTGGACATGAATGCACCGGCCGTTGATGCCGAACGTCAGCACGATTACGGTCTCGCAGCGAGCGGCCAGATTGTGCTGCGAGCAGGACAGCAGATTGCGAATTTGGCGCGCGAGATGGACCGGCAAGACATCGAAGCCATCAAGAAGCAAATCGACATCATCAAGTCGGAGTGCACTGCGATGGCGGCCAACGTCAAGCTCGTCAAACCTATCGGCGAACGCTGAAGCATAGGAGCCGTTATGGGAAAAGTCCACATTCACGTGCACAAGCGCACGGCTGACGCTCAGTTAGACCCGAAGCAACGTGAGATTGCTATCAAGGATTTCCTAATCAAGACGGAGACTAAGAACCGCGCAGATGCGGAGTCTTACCTCGTTGCAAAGGGCTGGGACCTTGATCGTGCTGTGCAGGCGTGGGAACGCGCAGATCGTACACACGACCTCGCCGCCAACAAGTCCGGCAAGCCAGCCACTGACATCGAGCGCCGCAACTGCATCATGGAAGTCGCCAAGCAAGGCGACTGCACCAACGCGACGGCCGAGAACTATCTCTGCCTCAACGACTGGAACGTGCAACGCAGCGTGACGGATATCCTGCGCGATCGCAAGCAAGGATTCGTCTTTGACTCGAAGATGACCGACGCGGTGCGTGACGCCGAAGGCGATCTCGACAAGCAAGTCCGCTCCGCGTACAAGAAACTCACCGACGAATTTGCAGCCAGCGGCGGCAACCGCCACGCACGAGGGTTCGCCTCGGCGCGCAGCGAGTTCATCAAAGTGAACTACAAGTACAAGGAATCGGTCGGCTCGTGGCACCCCCTGGCCCGCGAGATGGACTAAGACATGTCCGCCCCTGTCACTGTCCCCCAGTTCCGCGCGAACTTTACCGAGTTCGCGTCGACCACCATCTTCCCGAACTCCATGGTGCAGTTCTGGCTGAACGTGGCGTATATGATGCTGAATGCATCGCGCTGGGGCCGGCAGCTTGATCTGGGCGCGCAGCTCTACGCCGCGCACAACTGTGTCCTGGAAGCCCGCATGAACGCCGAAGCAGCCAACGGGGCAGTGCCCGGCGCGAACGGCAGCGGCATTGGCGTGGTCAACTCGAAGTCTGTCGACAAGGTGTCGGTCGGCCTTGACGTGTCTGCCATGCAGCAGGAATTCATGGGTGCTTATGGGCTCACCGTGTTCGGCGTGCGCCTGTGGCAGCTTATCCGTCTCTTCGGCGCTGGCCCGGTGCAAGTCGGAGCCCCTGGCCCCGCATGGGGTAACGGTACCTTCACCAGCCTTGGAGCTTGGAGCGGCCCGGACGTCACTCCGGGGTTCACGAATTTTTCGTGACTATGGTTAATCAAATTGCCCCAACGCTCGACCGACTGGTGCATATTACCATCGGTGGGGATCTAGCTATTGAAAACACCACGCCTGAACCAGCGCCACCGCCAGCACCAATTGCAGAGTTTGAAGGGACACCAACAATTGGAGAAGTGCCGCTGACGGTATTGTTCACTGACCTGACCATGGGTGGTATACCTACGGCCTGGGCGTGGACTTTTGGTGATGGCGGTACTTCATCACTTGAAGATCCATCATATACGTACGCATCGGCAGGAAGTTATGAAGTGACTATGACAGTCACGGTTGATACCAATAACTATGTAGTTCCAAAACCTGCTTATATTACGGTAACTGCTCCTCCCCCACCTCCTGGGCCGCTTGATGCCTACAGCGCCAATATGATGTTCTGCTACGGACGCAGAACACTTCTAAGTTCCTACGCAACTCAAAGACTTTATAGAGTTCGTCGTTCTACAGATAATGTAGAATCCGACATTATCCCTGGAACGGATGGAACCGATACTACAAATCTGACAGCCTTTGTCGGTTCAGCTTCTGCGTATCTTGTTACTTGGTACGATCAGAGTGGCATGGGTTTAGACATGACTCAGCCGACTGCTGGAGCGCAACCGCTCGTAGTAAACGCAGGCACTATTCTACGTAATTTCCAACCCAACGGCACTACCGACGGTATGGCAACTACCGGTAGCGTTGCGGCGAGCGCCGGGATGTCGTTCTACTTCACGGGCGTGCCGTATCCGGCAACTGGAACCGGTTTGCCGTTGATGTTTGGAACCAATGCATCGCCTAAGACTGCCATCATGGCCTATGCTATTTTGGGAGGCGGTAACAGCGGTCTTCTTGTAGGCATTGGCAGTGCGAATGGAAATTCTTATACCGGCGGGGATGCAGATGATGCATACGCCGTGGTTTTTGATACGACAAAATCTACTTTTATTACACAAGTAAATATCTATGTTGACGGCGGCAATCCGACATTTCATGGAACTGCTGGCAGCGTAGATAATAATCCAATTTCTGGTGGGCAGATTTGCTACGCTTCGTCGGTGAACTTCTCGAGCAACTACAGTGAAGCGCAATTCAGAACATTCGTTGGATACTCAGTTGCACATAGTATGGCGACGGCAACGGCAATTAACTTGATTTGCAACGGCACATAAGATGCCTAAAAACGCTGCAAGTAAGACGATTGACAAACTGCCGAAGGTGCTTTCTGGCATTAGCAAGTTGACGCTGAACGCGACATTTGTCGGTGTGCCATCAGAGAAAACGACGCGCGAACAATTGCAGCAAGAAAAAGGACCCATGACGAATGCGGCCCTCGCATTCATTCATGACAACGGCAGCGAGGCGGCGCATATACCTGCTCGGCCATTCATGCGGCCCGGTATCAAACGTGCGCAGAAATACATTGTTGAAGCCCTGAAGCAAGGTGCGAAAGCTGCACTAAAAGGAACCGACCCAGTCCGTTTCCTCAACCTTGCAGGGATGAAGGCTCAGGCGGAAATCCGTGGTGTAATCAATGAGGGTATTGGCCCCCCGTTGGCCGACTCAACGTTGTGGCAGCGTATCCGCCAACGTAAGTCAATTAAAGGGGCCAAAACCGAACTCAAGGCTCGTGCGAATGGCGAAGCGCCAAGCCTGGATAACGCTAAGCCGCTGATTGCTACGGCGCAGATGCGCAATGCCATCAACTATGTCATCAGGCGAAACAAGTGAATCCGTTTCTCGACGTCACTGAGCCACTAACAGACCCTGACTTTGCCACCGACTTCGGTGTGCTACGTCGGGTCGAAACCATTGGCACGAATGGACGTAACACATTCGCAATGTCGACGTTCGCAAACGTGATCGGCGTAATTACTTCTGGCAGCAGTAATGATCGCGATGCGCGAGATGCTTTCGAAGTCACGCCTCGCCAGATCACTGTGGTCACGCAGTTTCAATTGCAGGGTGAGATCACAGGTAGCCAGCCTGACATCGTTATTTGGCGGGGTAGCACGTACCTTGTCATTCGCGTGGACCCCTATGGGCATTTTGGCCCAGGGTTCTACGAAGCAGAATGCCGCAGTACAGTCTTGACGGACCCTGCTATCCTGTCGGGGCTGGCCGGTTTGGCGACAGGTACGGTAGTGGCTGGCTCAATGACTAATTTTAACGTTCAACAGAATAGCACGCTGGGGGCAATATGCTGCTGAAAGTAATCGACGCACTGGGTTCGTCGCAAACCATTATCGTACATGGTCAGGAAGCCATCGTTGACCACAGTGGTGCCCTGACTGGTACTGGCGACAGTGAACTTCTCATGGATGCCAATGCCACGCGCTCGGGCTGGCTGATGCAGAACATTGATGTGACTAGCATGTGGGTCAACGATACGGGAGCGGCTGCGGTTCCGAATACGATCGGTTCCTGGGAAGTTGCTCCCGGTGGTATATTTCCGCCTGCCGGCTTCCCAGTGCTGACGGGACAGATCCACATCAGCGGCACCAACGCTGCCAAGTACACCGCACGCGAGTGGTAAACCATGCCGGGTAACACCAGCGCCACGGGCGGCGCCCTGCTCCCCAGCAACCCGCCAGCGCCACCCCTAAACGACCAGCAGCTTGAAGACTTCTTTCAAGCCTGGACAGTTGCGCTCACTGGCTACCCGGCACCCATGGTGCGCCCATCATGGCAAACGAATGCTCCGAATATCCCCCAAAACGATATTGACTGGTGCAGTTTTAAAGTGAGCGTGAGCAGCGCAGATACCTTTGCCGTCAATTTGCAGTTCGCAACTGGTCAAGGCTATAATCAACTCCGCAGGCATCAAGTCCTAACTGTCAGGTATTCTTTCTGGGGTCCGAACGCCAGTAGCTTCGCAGATATGCTACGCGACGGCGGTGCGATCCCGCAGAATCTTGAAGTATTCCAGCTGAATAATATGGGCCTGATTGAATTCGGAGATCAGGTCACCGCCCCAGAAATTATTAAAGAACTGTGGTACCGCCGCGTTGATATGGAGATGCGGGTCAAGCGCCAGATTGTCCGCGAGTACCAAGTTCTTACGCTGGAAGCAGCCCAGATTCTACTGGATAACGAAATCTATACGACGACCATCAACGTCAACACGCCTTAAGACGGGACTAAATTATGACCGCTTCGCTTCCCATCAGCCGGCTGATCAGCACGTCGGTCAACCTTACGCCCGGTGGTGCCGCCGCACAGAACACGTCGCAGCTCCTGATCCTGGGTTCGTCGGCCACGATCGATCCGACGGAACGGTACCGTGTCTACAACGGCCTGTCTGAAGTGGCGACCGACTTCGGCACGACCGCGCCGGAGTACCTTGCTGCTCTGCTGTGGTTCGAACAGCTTCCGCAACCGACGAGCCTGCTGATTGGCCGCTGGGTGCAGTCGGCATCGCCTGCGTACTTGCGCGGTGGAGAGCTGCCTGCGGCGGACCAACTGATCGCGACGTGGAACGCCATCACGAACGGTTCCTTGCACGTCAGCGTCGGCGGCACGGTCACGTCGCTGACGGCGATGAACTTCAGTGGCGCCACCAATCTCAACGGTGTGGCGTCCATTATCCAGACGGCCTTGACCGGCGCGTCGGTGGCGGCAACCATCGTCTGGAACGCATCCTTCCAGCGTTTCGAGCTCACCAGCACCGCTACCGGCGCGGGCGCCACTGTTGGCTTCGTCACGGCAGGCACGGGCGGCACCGACATCAGCGCGCTGACCTGCATGACGGCGGCCCTGGGCGCCTACACGGCTCAAGGCGCGGTGGCCGAAACGGCGCTGGCGGCTGTGACACTGTTTGACAGCAACTACGGGCAAATCTGGTACGCCGTGACCGTGCTGGGCAGCGTGGACGCCGATACCCTGGCAATCGCTCCGTACATTGAAGGTAGCGAGAACCGCCACTTCTTCGGTGTGACCACACAAGAGGCGGCTGTTCTCAATAGTACGGACACGACGTCCATTCCGTATCTGCTCAATCAGGCAGGATACCGCCATACCGCTACGCAGTACAGCAGTTCCAACCCATATGCCGTGGTCTCTATGCTGGCGCGCATCTTGACGACGGACTATACCGCGAACAACTCGGTCATCACGCTGATGTACAAGCAGGAACCGGGCATCGTGGCGGAGAACATGAACGTTTCGCAGATCAGTGCGCTCGAAGCCAAGAACTGCAATGTCTTCGTGGCGTACAACAATAACACTGCCATCATTGAACCGGGTCTCTGTGCTTCGGGCGACTTCATTGATACCGTGATTGGTACAGACGCGCTGGCACTGGACATTCAGTCGGACGTCTACAACTTCCTTTATACCAGTCCCACCAAGATTCCGCAAACGGATGCCGGCAACCACAGCATCGTCAACGTAATCTCGGCCCGCCTGTCGGCATACGTCAACAATGGGTTGCTCGCACCGGGCATCTGGAACCAGACCGGCTTCGGCACGCTGGCGACCGGCGACTTCCTGCCGAATGGATACTACGTCTACGCACCGCCTATTGCCAGCCAGAACCCCACGGATCGTGCGGCCCGCAAGTCCGTTACCTTCCAAGTCGCTGCCAAGCTGGCTGGCGCGATCCACACCGTGGACATCCTGATCAACGTCAACCGCTAAAGGTAGAACTACATGTCCACCTACTCGTTCCTGAGCGTCAACTGCTCGCTGGTTGGCCCCGGTGGCTCAATCAATCTGGGCCAAGGGGCCGGCACGTCCGACGAAGGCATCACCATCGAAGCCTCCGAAGACATCGACAGCATGGTGATCGGCGCGGATGGAACATCCATGCACAGCCTGCATGCGAACAAGAGTGGCTCGGCCACGGTGCGTCTGCTGAAGACCAGCGCCATCAACCAGCAACTCGCTCTTCTGTACGCCTACCAGACCAGCAGCCCGGCTAACCACGGGCAGAACACGCTGACGCTGACGGATACCAACCTGGGCGATCTGGTGACGTGCCGCAACGTGGCGTTCAAGCGCGCGCCGAACCTCGTGTACGGTAAGGAAGCCGGCATGAACGAATGGTCGTTCACCGTCGGCCAGATCGACCGTGTCCTAGGAGCCCTTGCATGACCCACACCGGCAAGAGCGGCCGAGTCTACATGACCGGCACGCTGTCCCTCCCCGCGCAACTGCTGGTTGCGCGCAAGGTGGGAGCCATGATTCCCATCGTGCAACCGCTGGTTGCCAAAGCTAACGCCGGCAAAGACAAGACCCTTCTGGCGCTGATGCTGCTGGGCAACCTATCGGACGAAGCCTCGGACCAAGTCACCAAGGCGTGCCTTGGTGTGGTCAGCACGCAAGACGTGACAGGCGCCTTTGTGCGTCTGACCAACCCTCAAGGTGGCTTCATGTTTCAGGACGTTGCCGTTGAAGACATCTTTGCGGTCACCGCCATGGTCATCGCGGAGAACCTGGGCGATTTTTTTCGTACCGCCCTCGGCAGTTTGGAAGCGGAAGCAGAACAGACCTCGTGACGATGGCGTCAGGGGAAGACTGGCTGTATCGACCGCTCCTCCGAGGGCTTTTCAAGGCGGAATCACTGTATGACGGGTCGCTAGACTTGCTCGCCATCTGCAAGCTGAACGAGGCGCTCGATGTCCAGGCCGAAAACGAAGAACGGTTGAGGCAGAAGTAAATGTCCGGCACCTCTGAAGTTCTACAGGAATACCTCGTCAAGCTGGGCTTCAAGACAGACCAGGGCGAGCTCAAGAAGTTCCAAGAATCGCTCGGACTCGTTGGGAAACGAGTTATGGGTGTGGGCCTCGCTGTGGCCGGCGTGGTGGCCGGTGTTGAAGCCGCTGCCGCATCATTTGCCTACAGCATGCGGAAGGTCTACTTCGACTCTCAACTGGCACAGTCTAGCGTCAAGAATCTGCAGAGCTTGGAGTACGCGGGGAAGCAGGTTGGGATCTCTGCCGAAGCCATGGGCAGTGCGATCCATAGCATGGCGCAGGCGTTCCGCCTGAACCCTGGGATGAAGGGCTTAGTCGAATCGTTCGGCATCAAGGTTGAAGGCCGCGATGTTAGCGATGTCATGACTGACTACGTTCGGGCTATTAGCAAGATGCCCGAATTTCAGGGTGCTCAGTTTGCCGGCATGTTCGGTATGGATCCGGACACGTTTCACCAGATGCGCGAGCACATGGATGAAATTATTGCCAAGCAACAGCAGATGAAGCAGGCGTACGCCGATATGGGCGTTGATCTGGACAAGGCTGCCAAAGATTCAAACGAATACGCGAGCTCGCTGGACAACCTGAAGATGCATTTCGGGGCTCTTGAGACGACAATTCTCGCGCATGCCCTTCCGGCATTCAAGAGCTTCAATGCCGTTCTTGTCGAAGGAATGGACGACCTTACGAAGCACATCAGCAAAGTCGGCGTCCTCAAATCATGGTACGAAAGCACGCTCGGACTGCCCAGTGCGATCAGTAATGCGGCTTCGGATAATATTCGCGGCTGGATTGGCGATTTGCTTGGCGGCAAGAGCAGCGGAAAGCCCACGACCGCAGCGCAACGCAGTACAGGGGTACTAGCGATCCCGGGATCGGCCGCTGCCGGGGCCGGCAAGGGGCCTGCTGGGGCTAGTATGGGTTCGGATCCCCATGCCTATATTAATGCGCTCGAGAAAGAAGCAGGTCTGCCTCATGATATGATGTGGCGCGTCTACGGCATTGAAAGCGGTTTCGGGGCAAACCCTGGAACTTCGTCTGCCGGTGCGTTGGGGCCATGGCAATTCGTGAAGAACACTGGGGGTGATTACGGACTGAAGACTGATGCTGATCGAATGGATCCCGTTAAGTCTTCAAAAGCCGCACAGCGGTACCTGTCTCGTCTGATGAGCAAGTACGGCGGTAACGTAGACATGGCACTGGCTGCGTACAACGGCGGCCCACATCACCTCGACACTGTTGGTCTTGGTGGCATGCTGCCAGAGACGCAAGCATATCTCGGCAAGTACCATGCGCTTGAAAGCGGCAATCCTATCACTATCCAGAACACGTTCCACATCACAGGCAGCAACGCAAACGAGATCGCACACAAGGTGGCCGGTGCGCAGGCGCGCACGTACGGTGACGCCTTGCGTGACGGTCAAGGAGCGGTACGATGAGTGCCGGAAGTTTTGTCAGTGCTGGGGCACAACTTGGCCTTCAAGCTATTGCGATTGCTCCACTGCCACGTCGCATCTACAATATTGTTCAATTCAACGGTACTAGCTCGAACGATATCATCGCACAAGCGGTGGTTGAAGAACAGCACCAGGACGAGATGGAAGTGACGGTGCATCCGGTCGAAACCGGCGCACCGATCACCGACCACGCATTCGTGAGGCCGGCGCACTTGGTTCTCACCCTCATGTGGTCAAATAGCCCGCCTGTCGTTCGAACGTTGTCAGGTGACATTACTGGCATTGCGACTGCAAACAGTGCCATCGCGAATTCGGTGGTCGGTGCGGTGTCGGCGGCGCAGGCCGCGCTAAGCTTCACATCAAACCAGCAAGGCGCAGGTACCACAAGCATCAACACTGCATATGCGACACTGCTGAAGTTGCAACAGACGCGATCGTTGTTCTCTGTCATCACAGGCAAACGCCTGTACCAGAACATGATCTGTAAGTCGTTGCGTACCAGCACGAATTACAAGAGTGCTAATTCGCTCGAGATTACGGTCGAATGCCAGCAGGTATTTCTTGTTAATACGTCGGTGACTACATTGCCGGCTAGTTTGCAGGCTAACCCGCAAGACACCGCAACTTATCAGACCAACGGCAGCAAGGCGCTCACCCCGGCGCCCCAAGGTGCGGGGATCCTCATGCCATGACCACAGTACAGACCAGCTACGAGATTCCGCTTGAGCCAGCGGCGCAAACGTTCCAGATTGCCCTGGCCGGTGTCGTCTATTCGATTAGCCTATGGTGGAGCACCGCTGGCAACTGCTGGAACATTAGCATTGCAGACATCAACAACATTCCAATCATCAATTCAATTCCGTTGGTGACTGGGGTCGATCTGCTTGGCCCGTTTGGGTATCTTAACTTCGGCGGTCAACTGGTTGTGCAAACAGACCACGATCCCGATGCGGTACCAACGTTCAGCAATCTCGGCACTACCGGTCACGTCTATTTCGTTGTCACGACCGTCGTTGTGCAGCAGCCGGCTAACTACACGAATATCTATTTCGGCACGGATGGCAAAAAGACTATTGAGCCTGTCGGCGGTCGAGGCCTGGAGGACGCATGAGCGACCAGACCCAGTGGATTCGCAAGATCTCTTTGCAGGTCTTCAATGGCAATAAGGCGCTCGACCTGTCTGAATTGCGTATTCGGTTCGAGACAACGGTCGCCGATACTGAATCGCCCAACACGGCGGTCATTCGCGTGTACAACCTTTCCGATAACACAATTAAAAACATCCGGGAACAGTTCGGGCAGGTACAGCTCAGTGCCGGCTACGAACAGGGCAATTTCGGCTTAATCTTCCAAGGTACCATCAAACAATTCAAAGTTGGCCGCGAAGGGCCAACTGACACCTTCCTTGATATCTATGGCGCTGACGGCGACATTGGATACAACAATGCAGTCATCAATACCTCGCTGGCTAAGGGGCAGACGCCCCAGCAGGTAGCGGGGCAGCTTGGCACTGTACTAGGGTCGGCAGGAACAGACTTCGGATCACTGACCACAACCGCTCAATATACGCCGAGCATCCGCGGTCAGGTACTGTTCGGTATGGCGCGAGCACGTATGCGCAATCTGGCAAGCCATTTAGATGCCTCCTGGTCTGTGCAAAATGGTCAAGTTGTGATGATAGACAACACAGGTTATCGCGACGGTCAAGTGGTGAATGTCAACATTAACACCGGGCTTATTGGAGTTCCCGAGCAGACAGATGGCGGTATCAACGTCACGACGTTGTTGAATTCACGATACCGCATCGGATGCCAGATTAAGCTGAACAACAATGAGGTAAACCAACTCATCCAAAACAGCCCCACGAGCACACCCTACAATCGTTGGGCTGGTGTGCAGCAGATCGCGCCAATTGATGCCGACGGTCTGTACCGGGCGTTTGTGGTCACGCATAGCGGTGACTCCCGGGGTAACGATTGGTACTCGCATCTGACATTGTTGTCAGTCACGCCCAACCCATCTAATCGGCTGGGTTCAATCCCGCTGGCGAACGCCAATGGATCCTAAAGAACGCCTCAATAATCTGCGCGAAACTCTGATTGCCGTGCTTCAAGGTTGGCAGGCGGATATCTGGTCGGCGATGCCCGGCATCATCCAGTCAGTAAACCTTGATCAGCAGACTTGCGTGGTGCAGGTTGCAATCCAGATGTCTGTCCGCAATATTATGACGGGCGAAACCACTCAGCAGGCAATCAGCCCTCTGCTCGATTGCCCTCTCTTCTTCCCGCACGGCGGCAACTGTTCGATCACGTTTCCCGTGGCCGCTGGCGACGAATGCCTTGTGGTGTTTGCTTCGCGCTGTATCGACGGCTGGTGGCAGAACGGAGGCGTGCAACCCCAGGCCCTGTTCCGCATGCACGATCTGTCCGATGGTTTTGCGTTCGCGGGCTTCCGCTCAAACAGCAAAGTTGTCGGCTCAATTAGCGCGACAACTTTGCAAGTCAGATCCGCTGACGGTAACAATGTAATTGAACTAGACCCCATTGGTGGCAATGTCAATGTCAAGGCGACCACGCTGATCAAGCTCGACGCACCGATAATTTTGACGACCGGGCAAATCATTAATCAAGGTGGCATCGTTGCAGAAGACGGTGTTGATATTAGCGGTGGTGTTCTCATGGTCGGCACGCACAATTTCAATACACATGAACACACCGGAGTAACTACCGGCGGTGGTACTAGTGGACCCGTTGCGCCATGAGATATCGCACGCTCAGCCCGACTGGCGACTACACGTTCGGCCAGAATGGAACCAACTTTCTCATCAATTCTCCTGCGGCAGTAGCACAGGCGGTCAGGACGCGATTGGCGATTGCTGTCGGCGAATGGTTTCTTGACCTTTCTTACGGCACCCCGTACCAGTCAAAGATCCTTGGCGCTGGCCGCGTGTCAACCTACGACGCAGCCATTCAGGACGTCATTCTTAACACGCAAGGCGTCACCGATATCTCGCAGTACAGCAGCACAGTGAACCCAGATACGCGGGCCGCTTCCGTGTTTGTGGTTATCGACACGCTGTATGGCCCCGCAACCGTCAACGTGAGCATCTGATATGCCTACTTACCCGCTGCCCACCCTGGCACCAACCGTAGACGGCACGGGCATTTCTGCCCCGTCGTACAACGACATCTATCTTAGTTTGATTGCTTCGTTTCAATCGATCTATGGTTCTGACATCTATATTGCAGCGGACAGCCAGGACGGCCAGTGGATCGGTGTTCTGGCGCAAGCCATTTATGATAGCGGGCAAGCGGCAGTTGCCGTCTTCCAAGCCTTCTCGCCCACCTTTGCTCAAGGCGCAGGTCTGTCGTCGCTGGTCAAATTGACGGGCATCACGCGCGGGGTACCCACCAACAGCACGGCGCCTGTCAATGTCGTCGGGCAGGCCAACGCAACGATTGTTAATGGGGTGGCAGAAGACACGGCAGGCAACCTCTGGAACCTGCCAACCAGCGTGACCATCCCGTCGGGCGGCAGCATCAGCGTCACCGCTACGGCGCAGACTCCTGGTAGCATTCAAGCAATTGTTGGTGCTATCAATACCATCAACAATCCGCAGTTGGGTTGGCAAAGTGTTGTCAATACTGCGGCAGCTACCCCAGGCGCAGCAGTCGAGACCGATGCAGAACTACGCGTGCGGCAGTACAATTCTACGGCCATCTCTGCGCTCGGTATTCGAGAATCGATCTTCTCTGTTGTATCAAACCTTGCAGGCGTTACGTCGTGCACGGTGTACGATAACGATACGGGTAGCACTGACTCTAACGGTGTACCCGCCCACTCTATCGCTGTCATCGTTGGTGGCGGGACGATTAGCGATATTGTCAACGCTATCGGCGAAACTAAGCCTCCCGGTGCCCAGACCTACGGTACGACATCGGGTACGTATACCGACCAGTACGGACTGACCACACCAATCAACTTCTTCATTCTGGCGGACATCACGGTCTACTACGCAGTCACCGTGCAACCACTGGCCGGATTCGACAGCGTCAATACTCCCGGTCTTATTCAGGCCGCGCTGGCATCGTACACCAACCAGCTTAACATCGGCGAGGAAGTTTCGTACTTCCAAGCCATCTCGGCAGCCGGGTTGCCTGACGCCAATGGACGCCCGAACAACACGTTCAAGCTCACCGCGCTGTACCTGGGCACGGCGGCTTCACCTTCAACAATCACCGACATCCCAATCACTTTTAACGAGCAGCCCCAGACGGTGGCTGCCAACGCTGCAATCACGGTGCTGTAATGAGCGCAGACATCAGCAAGTACCAGAACCTAGTTCCGGTCGCGAACAGTAGCCAGCCGAATTTCATGGCAATGCTGGGTGTGTCGGTGCAGCCGTTTGCGGACATCGCTCAATTTCTGGGTTTGATTCCCAGCTATTACGACCTTGATGAAGCCATCGGTGTTCAGCTGGATACACTTGGCATGCTGATCGGTGTGCAACGACCGGGCGGCTTCAGCGACGACTACTATCGCATCATTCTGAAGGTGCGGATCCTGAACAACCATTGGCAGTGCAACAAACCCAGCGCTTACGAGTTGGCGAACGAATTGTTTGCTGGGTTGGGTTTCTCATTCTTCATTGAAGACCACGCTGATCTGTCCATCACATTAGGGGTCATTGGTACAGGAGTCCCGTCGGCTGAGATCATCACACTCTTGACAGGTGGGTACATGGACGTCAAGCCTGTTACCATCCGCATCGCTGGATACGCATACCAGTCTGGTGCAGGCCCCATCTTCGCGTTCGATATCGAAAACACATCCTTCGCCGGTTTCGACGTAGGATCCTGGGCAACCATTATCTGAGGCATCATTATGTCCGGTTCAAACGACTTCCTCCCTTTTGCAATTGATGGTTCTGCTAACGTAGCATCTCAATCAGCCTATGTAGCTGATGGCACCTATGTCGACGGTTTCCAGACCGGGCTTGCCAAGTCTCCGATCATGAACAAGGCAATTCGGCAAGCGTCGTTTGTTGCTTCGTGCCTTGCGCAGTTGATGGCGAATACGCTGGGTGTTGCCATCCTTGACAACGGCAGCACTAGCGCGTTTATCACGCAGCTCACTTCCCTATTCGGCACCAAGCCGGGCGGCGCCGCGCTACAGCTACTGTACCAGTCCGCAGCCAACGTCACCAGCTTCCTGACAGCCCCGACGACCGCCGGCCAGTTTCTGACTTTCAACGGCACCGCCATTGTGTGGTCACCGGCAGGCGGGTTCGTGTCCGGTACCAGCGGTCATAAAATTGATACGACCGGCAATATCGAACAGTGGATCGAAGTGCCGGGCATCGCCGGGGCGCAGATCATCACCGTCACGTACCCATTCCCATTCCCCAACAGCGCGAACATGCCGCGACCATTCGCATCAAATCCTGGCGCAACGGGTACGGGCAATATGTTTGTAGGTGCGACCGCAGTCACGTGGAGCCAGACGGGCTGCACGATCGATATCGGTGTCGTGCCCAGCGGCAACAACGTGACCGTCGCGGTCGACATTCGAGGTAACTGACATGCAACTCACCCCGCACTTCTCGCTCGAAGAACTGGTTGCCAGCGCAACCGCTGCCGAGAAGCACATCGACAACACGCCCGACGCGGCCATGATCGCCAACCTGACCACATTGGCCCAGGGCCTGGAGCTCGTCCGCGCGTTCCTGGGCAACGTGCCCATGCGTGTCAGCAGCGGGTACCGTTGCTCGGAACTGAACAAGTCGGTTGGCGGGGTGCCCGACAGTGCGCACCTGACGGGGTTCGCCGCGGACTTTGAAGCGCCGCAGTACGGGTCGCCGTTGCACATCGTGGCATCGCTGGCGAAGAGCGGCATCAAGTACGACCAATGCATCATGGAAAAGACCTGGGTGCACGTGAGCTTTGACCCGAAGATGCGCGGGCAGGTGCTCACCGCCAACTTCCACGACGGCCACGACACCACGTATACCGAAGGAGTGCAAGCATGAGCGACGCAATCATCAACACTGGCATCGGCGACGTCGCTGATCTCATCAAGGACGGCATCGACAAGATTTGGCCCGACAAGACCGATCAGGAGAAGGCGCAAGCCGCCTACCTGCTGGCCGCTCTACAAGGACAACTCGACATCAACAAGGCCGAGGCTGCCAACCCGTCAATCTTCGTGGCCGGCTGGCGCCCGTTCGTGGGCTGGGTGTGTGGCGTCGGCTTCGCCGTCAACGCCCTGGCCCCGCTGCTGGAATGGCTGGCGGCGCTGGTAGGTCACCCGGTCAAGTTCCCCGCCTTCGACACTAGCGTCGAGATGACGCTGCTGACGGGTATGCTGGGTCTTGGCGGCATGCGTTCGTTCGATAAGGTGAACGGCGTAGCTTCCGGCCACTAATCATGCGGGCACTGAAACGTCTGCGGCGCCCCGCCGTGGACGTAGCAAGCCATCGGCACGTCGACACATGGCGACTTTGGGCACTCGTCGGCGTTGGCATGTTTGCGTGCGGCGTACTGCTCGGGCGCGTGCTGGGGTTTGTAGTCGTCGCCTTTCCAGGTTGACACAAACAGCAAGCCGCCCAGGGTAATAAGTAGTGCCGTAGCGACCGCTTGAAGGGTTGAGTCCTTCATTGCGGCCTCGCGAACGATTGCTTGTGGTACCACGCGACGAAGGCTGTTACGTCGCCTCGGCAAACCTTGCCCTTGTGCTGCCAGCAGTTGGTCGCGGGGTAGTACATGACTGCGCCGGCCGGCGTGTTGACTCGCCACACGCCTTTCGACTGCTCCCGCGCCGGCACGTTGCCGCCTGTCAGGAGCTGTTCCACATTGTGGTCAAGCCGCTTGGCCTTCTTCTCGGCCTTCATTTTGTCCCAATCCCGGAAAAACTCACCCATTGTGCCGTCGTCGGCCATATGCACTCCTTGGTATGCCCCGGGAACCGCCCTGGCGGCCCCGTGGGGGCGTTAAAACGGGGGTGGCTGGTGCCACCCTAGCCAAACGGCCCTTGCGGGCCTGTAAGCAAGCCTTAGCTTTGTTCGCTCAGTACGTACAACTTCGACTTCGCGCGGGTGACCGCGACATAGCACAGGTGCTTTTCCTGTTCTTTTTGCCAGTCCTTCTTGATCCAGCGGGAGAAGTCCGTCTTGGGTTGCAACCAGTGCACCACGTCGGCTTCCAGGCCCTTCGACTTGTGGATAGTGGCGAGCCGCACCTTGCCGACGCCGTCCGCGAACAGGCTATCCACCAGCGCCAGCAGGCCGGGGATGTGGCGTTGCGTCTCGACAAGGCTGTCCGCCAAAAACGTGATAGCTTCGAACTTGTCATCGATAGCTTCAGTCTTGGCCTCGTCACCTTTGGCCCGCGCCTTCTCGGTCTCGCGCTCGCGCCACTTCTCGAGGCGTACTTCGAGGTCATTGATGCTGCTGGCCTTCATTTTGTTGATGAGTGCTTTCATGCCCTGGCCGATCTCCCGGCCCATGATGTAGCAAGGCACTTTCGCGCGCATGAGCGTGTAGGCCAGCGTGATCAGCGGCCTCGTGGTACGGCACACCACGAGGTCTTCGGCGGTGAACTGGGTGGCAGGCTTCCAGTCGAGTTCTAGGTCGCGCACTTCACCCGTCGGTGCGTTGGGAGCGGCCTCGATGTACGGCACCCACTTCTGTGCGTACTTGACGATGTCGGTACCGCAGCGGTACGACACGGTCAGCGGCAACTCGATGCAGCCGAACTCCTCGGCAATCATATTCATCGACTCGCTGTCGGCACCGCGAAACCCGTAGATGGCTTGCTTAGGGTCGCCCACGGCAATCAGTCGGCTGTTAGGCTTGAGGATCTTGCGCAGCAGCGCGCGCTGGATGGCGTTGGTGTCCTGGGCTTCGTCAACGAACACGAAGTCGAACTTGGGCAGCGACAGGCCGAACTTGACCGGCATGTACAGCATGTCGTCGAAGTCGATCATGTCGCTGTTATTGCTGAGTTCGAGCAGCTCCTGCGCCAGCTCGATCGCGCGGCCAAGGTTGCCCTCCTCGTTGTCCAGTTCGAGGTCGTGGTGCGCAATCAGTTCCAGCCAGCTTGCCTCCACGTTGGGCACCAGCGCGTCGATGCCCACACCACGGCCCAACCCCACCAACCGCTTGACGAAGCCTCCGTAGATTCGGTCGTCAGCGCCGCTGAAGTGCTCTTTGACCAACTTGAAGAGCTTGTCGGGGTCGGCCGCGCGCACGTTCTTGTAACGTGTGACCACGCTGTAGCACAGGCTGTGAAACGTCTTGGCGTTGACACCTCGGCCCTTCAGCTCGTCGGCTATCGACTTGTTGAAGGCCAGGAACACGGTGCCCAGGTGCGACGGCACCAAGTTCATCGCTTCCACAATGGTGGTCGACTTGCCGCTGCCGGCCACCGCCTTGATCACCGCGTTGCCCGTTGCCGTGCGTACGAAGTCGAAGATGGCCTGCTGGTACGACGACCAATTACGCGCCACGCGCACCGGGGGCGTGGGGTCGACCCAGTTCGGGTCACGGACGTAAGGCTGGACGGGCGGCAGGCTGTTGGCGGGACGGTTCATGGCGGTATTCCTTTAGGTGTGGTGCAGCCCCGGCGGACGCGCCGGGTTGTGCTGCGATGTGCAGTGTAGCGGGTTTTCACCCGCTCGCTTGACTTACTTGTAGCGGGCACCAGCGCAAGCGCCGCGCGAGTAGTAGCACTGCACCGAATCGTTGAAGGTGCCGTCGCGCTGGTCGGTGACCTCGGCGCTGCGACCTTCGCCACCAAGCTGATCTGCAGCCGCAACAGCGTCACGCTTAGACTCGAAAAGGTGAACTTCGGGGGCGGCGGTACGGGTGAAGACGGTAACTTGGTACATTTCGGTTCCTTCAGGTGAGTGGCGTTGCCGGCAGTGCTTGCCGGTGAAACAATTATCCGATGACCGAAATGACTTGTGTCTAGGTAGAAACCCTAGTCCTGCAGAAGCGGGTTGGGCAGCACGGCCGGCAGAACGCGGTCAGGCAGCTCCAGAGGCGTGCGCGCTTCGCGGCGCAAGGCGTTGCACGCCCGAATGGCTTCGTTGAGCGGCAGTGTGGTCACCAGCGCTGCCGTCAGGCATCCGGCCGGTTGACGCATCACGGCTACTTGCCCGCTATGGTGCGTGGCAGTGAAGTACACGTCGTGCATGTACATGGTATGGCGGTTCATGGCGAGCTCCTTCTTTGGTGAGCCCACTATAGACCAGAAATGTCCTCCCTCCTCGGGCAGGACTTGATGTCAGTGTGTTTCCTTGCCGAACCCGTTGAAGGTACGCCAGCGGTAGAACTCGATGCGCGCGTTATTCGGGTTGAAACCCTTGTCCATGGCAACGGCCAGCGCGTCAGCGAGGCTCACTTGAACAGGGTTGGCAAATTCGTCCAGGGCATCCCACACGTCGCGGCATTTGCCGGGCGCAGGTTCTTGCACTCCGTTCTGCGTACGGCGCCCGCCGTGCAAAACTTCCATGAGCGCCGAGCGCACGGCAGGTTCCATGACATGCTTGAGCCGGTCCATGACAGCTCGTTCGAGGCGCTTTTCGGTTGCGTTAGTCAGTTGCATTTCAACTCTCCATTAAAGCCGCATCAAAGTGTGTGCGACACCGCACAGTACACCCGTTTAGTGCGGTTGCAAACTATCCTTAACGCTCAAACTACCTGCCGAGTAGCCAAGATCCGAAAGCATGTCAAACGCTTCCCGTTCATACCAGTCAAAGTCCACATCTTGCGGCAAAGCTTGCGGCAAAGTCAGCAGTTGGCAGGCCCCATCGCTGCGCGCCACCTTGTTTCCGGTCTTTGCGTACACCATCTCGCCGCGTGGCGTAGTGGAGTAGTACCAACGCACAGACTTGCCTAGGTACTCGCCATCATGCACTGCGCCGCCGTTGACAGTGCGCACGCTAACGAACTTGCGCGGGTCAGTTGACGCCTTGATAGTGTCAATGATCGGAGTCTGCTTGACAAGGAATGCTTCAACGGCCTCGATCGCAATCTGCGTCGACGGGTTCTTTTTCAGCTTCTCGGTGGGGTCCTTGGTGTCGGCCGTCCACGGGTTAAAGAACGCCCCCTTGTTCTTGGTGGTACCGTCCAGCTTGACCGCAATGTAGTTGTTCACGTCACGCGAGTACAGGGCCGCGTACTTGGTCTCTTCGGTCTCGAAGTTGGTGTCGCGTTCCCACTGCGTCACGATGGCATGCATAAGCTCGTGCTTGTCGCGCGGGCAGTGCAGCACAATGCCGTCGGTGTTCGCGCTGACCACACGAATACCTGCCATCTCCATACGCTCAATAAGCATTAACAGCACCAGTTGACCCGTCAGAGTGGTTTGGATTAGCAGCTTCGGCGCATACAAGATGCTGTACTTCGACCCCAGCTTGCCATAGGTTCCATTGATAATAATCTTGCGGCTGTTCGCTTCACCCTTGCGCCCGGCAGCCTTAGCGGCAATGCGGCGGTCAACAAGGTCCTTGAACACATGCAAGAACGCCTTGCCCAAGTGCTCTGGGTACAAGCCTTGGTTGATGATGATCTTGGGGTAGAACGACACGACATCGAAGTCGTGCAGGCTGTGCGTGTCGTCGGTCTTATAGCTGACCGTGTGCTCGCTGCTGTGCAGGCCCCCAATCCCCATGCGGTATACGCCGTCGGCAATGCGGACTTCCATGTCTGCCAAGTGCTGCGGCAGGTTGATGGAACCATGTTCGCCGACAACGAAAGGCGTCTGACGCACTTGTTCCAGCACCCATTGCATGAGTGCCGACTTGTACTGCAAGAAGTGCGGCACGTCGTAGTAATACGTCGTGCCGATTGCGATGCTTGGCTTGGTGGGCCGGTACCCGTTCATGCGGCCCACGGCGTCGGCAATCACTACTTCGGCAATCTGTGCGTCTGACTTGCTACGCAGGTCTACACAGTATTCCTTACTCATCTGAACACGGAGTTGCACCGCTTCGTCCAAGCACTTGCGCAGGAAACCGGTAGTCGTCAGGTCATTGACGCAGTAGAAACGAACGATAGCAATTTGTTCGGGCGACAGTTCTGTGTCCGGATGGAACGGTAAGTCTTGCATCTTAGGCGCATGCAGCCGGCCGCCGTAGATCTTCAGGCTGGCACTGAGCGGCGCCACTTCAATCAGATCAATGTGGTCACAACCTTTAAGCTTCTTGACCTTGAAGTGCTTCAGCACGTCTTGGCGCTGCATGCCTTCGACGATGATCATGTTCGTCGCTTGCTTCAGTTGCGTATTGGTGCAACCGGCCACCGCCATTGCGGTGATAGGCATGTCGAACGGGATCGAGTTGAAGCCGACGGTGGTAAACGTCTCCATCAGCCAACGCAACTTCTGCACATCCAGCGGGTTGTCTGGTGTGCCTTCGCAATAGATCACTTTGCCGGACTTGTATGAACAGAAGGCCGCCAGAAAATAATTCGGGTAGACCTCTAAGTCGAACAATAGCTCTTCACGGTTGATTGCAGCCGCGAACAACTCTTCCCACGTAAACAGATCGACATTGAAGCGCTGCGCCTCTTCAAGCCCCGGCAGGTAGCCCGCAGCTTCCCAGGTGCGGGCGGGGGGCGTACGCTTTTCGACGACTTTCTTAGCCGCCTTCTCTTTCTCGTGATCGGCCCAGAAAAAGCCGATTGCGTCTTTTCTCACTTCGGCCGCTTGGGGCAGTGTTCTTTATGGCGTCCGTATGAGACGAACTTGAAGGTGCAACCGCACCACGGGCACACGGGTGACGGCTGTTGCACAGGCCGGGGAATGGCTTGTCGAATCATTTGTGAACTCCGATGATGGCGCCACGCAGGCGCGGAGCGAAGAACATGCAAGGGTCGGGGTACGTTGTCCAGTCGATGCGTTCTGCCGTGTCTTCCAGCAGCGCAAGGTATTCGTGACGGTAGATGCCAGCGTTCGCGAACCCAGGAATTTCCACGTACGTGCCCTCGGAGTGGTCAGCATGTGTCGACACAGCACCCTCGTGGAAATAAATGCGGCCGTACTTGTCAAGGAATGGTTTGACCTTGGCGATGGCTGCAAACAGTTCCTTGTCGATCGGTGTGGCGTTAGACTCGCGATCCAAGATCTTCGTGATGTCGGGCCACTCGACGTTCAGCAGTTGCGTGCGAATCCAACGGTCACCCGTGTAGTGGAAAGTGATGCTATTGGCCGCGAACAACGCGCTGACAGGCGCTTCGTCAATGCGAACCATTTCTTGCACGCACTTCATGGGTATGTTGACCACATGGGGCAGCGCGTGGCCGACCCAATATTGCACCGCCATCACGTTGTTCGTCGCAAAGGCGGAACCCTCCTTAAGAAGGATGCCGTTGCTGAAGGCACGGGAAGCGTCGTTGCCGACGAAGGGCGAGCACGCCTTGAATGCTTCTAGCAGCGCCGCGCCGTTGATCTCCACCACATCACCTTCAGGCTCGACATGTGGTGTCACTTGTTCGTCTGGCAGGCACTCGATTAGAGCGCGGAAGGTGCCGCTCTTAATGCTTAGCTTGCCGGCCGGCGTGCGGGCCAGCGTTACCGTCTCGCTGCAATGGCCTATGGCTCGCACCATGGGCTCTGCACGGGGCTTGCACTCCAGATCAAGGGCTATGGGGCTGCACAGCGCAACGACGCCGTTGTAAGCCCGTACGCGGCCCCCGTCGATCGCGAAGTGGGCCATCGACGGAATCAGATCCTTCTTGGACACCGCTCCCATCACAAACTTAAGCTCAGCCAGCACGTTATCTCCAATCTTTCTTTTCGTAATCCCAGAACCTGCGATGGATCGTGACGTTGGTTTTACAGTGCGGGCAGACCGAGATTGACGTCATAGCAAGTATGTCGTGGTCCGGCCCTGGCCTAGCGTCTTTATGATAAACAGGCTTGCCAGTCATCGCGTCGCGTTCGCCAGAAATAGGATTGTCTTGCGTACAGACAAGCATTTCGCCGGCGGCAATGCGGCGTTTCTGTTCGCGGCTGCGGTCCTGAAGTTTTTGTATCTTCAGATCACGCAGTTGCTTATCGGTTTCCATTTCCGTGCCTTTCGTTTGCTTCACGCAGCTCGCGGCAGCAGTCTACGCACCTGTACCGCTGAGTAATCTGGAGAAGCTGCCAGCCAGACGATTCGATCTCAGTTGGCAACATGCCGCGCTTGCACCCATCGTTGCAATAAATCTTCGGGTCGGGCTTGGTGCTGGCGACGATTGGTACGGTGCTCATTTCAGAACAGTTCCTGTTTGACGCGCGTCATCTGCGTGTAGTCGTTCTCAACGTTCATTCGTTTGTTCAACTCGCAGTATGCCCATAAATTGAAGGCCGCCCGCGACTGGTACACCGTAGCAAGACGCTCCCAGTCGTAGCCCTGCTCGGCCAGCTTGGCAATTATGGCTTGGCGCTCCACTTCGCTAAACGTCGTGATGTGTTGGCCGGCGTCGTGCCGGCTGGGCGACTTGTCGCTCACTGCGATCGGGCCCCAGTCAGGTGTCACAATGGTGCCGAACGAGGTCGATTGAATCCACGACGACGAATCGCAGCTCCACCAAGGGTATGACTGCATAATTGGCACGGCTGTGATACCGAACCCATGCACCTTGCAGCGCGGGCGCCCTGCGCCGTCCACAAGGTACCGGTCCCAGATACGGTCCAGCCAATTCATCAGTTGCTTCGAACTGGCACCCACCATACCGCCGAGTGTGATGTACTCGTAGTTTTTGACATAGTGTTCGAGGTACCGTTCGTCTTCGTTGGCATGGAAACAAGGCAGCGGGCGCACGCCCAGGCTTTCCATCCAAAGCTGGTTGCGGTACGTCTCCAATGGGTCGCCAATCGCATCGAGCACGGACGCCATCATCACCCCATCGTCGAAGCGAATGATATCCATGTTGCGCTTGATGTAATCGCAGTACACGCGCACGTCGAGCGCAACGCCTTGGGTGAAGGACGAGAAGGCGCCGGAGTCCAGGAAGATCTTCGCTCCATCTTTTCGCATATCGTCAACGAAACTCTGCTTGCCCACGTAGTGAAACGATTCGAGAATGTGGGGAACACCGTCGACACACTCGCGTTCACGCTCGTTGAAATGCTGGTACTGCCGCTGTCCGGCTCTATAGTTATTCGTGTAGACAGCAGCGCAGTAGAGGTTCATGGCGCCATTTTACCCGCGAGCTGCCGCGAGAAACTCTGCTCTTGTTGCCGGCTCGTTGAGGAACGCACCGCGCAGTGCCGTCGTGATTGTCGCGCTGTTGCCGTTACGCACGCCACGCGATTCCACGCACATATGACGGGCGTTGATGTACACGCCCACGCCGGTCGGCATGAGGTGCTCCATCATCGCATCGGCGATCTGGTTGGTCGCTCTTTCCTGTACTTGCAGCCGGCGCATGAACATCTCGCACAGGCGATCCATCTTTGACAGGCCAACCACACGCCCGTTCGGGATGTACGCGATGGTACATGTTCCGAAGATGGCGGCCATGTGGTGCTCGCAGTGCGAGTAGAACGGGATGTCCTTGCGAATGACCATCTGGTCGCAACCCTCGGCACCGTCCTCAAACGTCTTGAGGATGTCTGCCGCGTTCATGCCGTAGCCGCTTGTCCAGAATTCCCACGCCTTGACCACACGGGCCGGCGTGTCCTTCAGACCACCCCGTTCGGGGTTCTCGCCGCACAGGTGCGCCAGCACGTCATAGATAATCTGCTCATTGACAGTCGGCGGCTTCTCGTACGGTGCGTTCATCAATTGCCTCCAATGTAGATGGCGCTGTTCGCGCCGTGTTCCTTGCATTCAACCGACACCACTCGCACACGACCCTTCTGGTAGCTGCGCAGCCATGTGGTCACGTTGTCGAATACCAGCTTGGCAAAAGCTTCGCACCCCGTGCGCTGAACAGCGACTAACTGAATCATACCGGCGTTGTTCAGCGCCACGAATCGATTCAGTTCAGGATCATCGCACGCAACAAGCACAGTGTGATCAAATAGCCGTTCGATCTCCGTCTTGACAGGCTTCAGTGCGCCAAAGTCCATCACCCACCCATTTTCGTCAAGCTTGTCACAGTCGAACGTGATGGTAAACGCCAGCGCGTACCCATGCAAAAGGTTGCAGTGCGACTGAGCTCGCCACTGGCGGAAGCAGGCGGACAGGCCCAGGTCATGCCCATACGTCTTAGTCGATCTATACATCTTGCTCATCCTGGTAGTTGATCACTTCGGGAAGCCCGTTGATCGCGAACGCCTTCCGACGCATGTAGCACGGCCCACACGACCCGCAGTGCAGCGCCCCGGCCCTGTAGCACGACCACGTCATGTCCATGGGCGCGTCCAACTCGTGCCCCAGTGCGACGATCTCGTGCTTCATCATGTTGCCGACAGGCATCTCGATGCGCATGCGTTTGCCGTCACCCACAGCGAACGGCAGCAGATCGTTCCAGCGGGCAATGAACTCCGGTTCGTTGTCGGGGTACGCCCCGGCTTCTTCCAGGTTGTTCCCCAGCACGATCGTTTCGTAGCCCCTGGCTTCGGCAAATGCGACCGCCATGGCGAGCAGCACCGTATTCCGTGCCGGCACCCACTCGTGCGCGAATTCGGCGCCCGCCTCGCCGCCTGCCACCTTGCTGTCGGGGTCCAGGAGCGGACTGTCTTGCTTGCGGTAAATCGGCAGAGGCACGATGTCGAAGTCAGCCCCCAAGTGCTTTGCCACTTTGCGCACCGCTTCTAGCTCGGGCGTTTGCGCACGCGACCCGTATTGAAAGTGAATCAGGTGAAGCTCATAGCCCCGCTTCTGCATGGCCGCCGCGCTAACCACACTGTCCAGGCCGCCGCTGCACACGACCAGCGCTGTCTTGAGCGATTTGCGGGCTTCGCCGTCAACGACAGGTTCCAGCAGCGCAACGCGTTCGACCGTGCCCGTGCACCCGAACGTCGCCACGCTGTACGGTCGCAGCATCTGCGGAACGTAACCTTGTGGGAATGCACCGCGTTCTGAAGCAAACACAAAGCCGCTTGGCGTCTGCACGTACCAGATAGGGCGGTAGTTACAGGCTGAAAACATGACGCCCGGCAGGCTGTCATGCATCGCAAGGATTGCATACGAACCCTTCAACTTCCGGATCGCACTGGCGAAGGCCGTTGTGTTCGGCGACACGCTTGCCAGCACTTCGACGATAGCCGCGCTGTCGATGCTTGTGGGCACGTCACCCGTACGCAGCTCTTTGTCGTTGGCGATAGTGCCGTTGTGCACAACATGCCAACCACTGTGCGAATACGGCTGCTGATCGAACTCTTGCTTGTCTTGGACAAACTCGGTAGTCGGCTCCGCCCGCTGGTTGCCCACCATGTCAAACGACGTGGTGAACGGCGGGATGTGCGGGTAGATGTCCGGGAAATGCTCGCGCCGAACGACGGACCGTTTCAACCCTATTTTGACGCGGCCTTCGATATCGGTAGTACGAGCCACAAACCCGCGCCCGTCGCGACCCCGGCGCAGGCTGTTACCCCAGGTGACACGCAGCAGCGATTCCAATTCCCAAGGCAGCCCGCTTTGACGGTACAAGACTGCACCAATGATTGAACACATGTGGTGACCTTATTCGAGATTGAGGATCTTGTGTGTCTGAAGCTGAACCGTGAAACGGTCCGGTGCGTTCATAGCGAGGATGACACAGGCTTGACGGTTGCGCTTGTTCAGTGCCTCATCTTGCATGTCGGCCGGCTGCAAGTACACCGGCCCCAGGAAGCCAACAGGCGGCCGGGCGACGTGCGGGTGGGCCGTGTGGCCCAGGGCCAGAATCGGCAGACCGTCGTCATCGTTCACGCTGTCGGCATCGAGAACGTACTTGTACGCGGCCACCAGTGGTTCCAGGTATCGATTGACGCGACCCGTCTTGGGGCTGCATACGATGAAGATCACGTTCTCGTCCGTCAAGTCGGTCGAACAGAGATCTCCGAATACCGGGTTGGGTGGCGGCAACGTGCCATTCGTTTCGATTTGCACCGTGTAGCCTTCGCGCAGAAGGTCGTGGCACAGGCCGTAGATCTTTTGACGGAAAGGCTCGCCGCCCGTGATGACCACAAGTGGTCGCGCTGCCCTGTCGGGTGCCGCGTTGTGTACGCCGGCAATGATGCTGGTCACGCTTCGCTTCTCACGCCCGCTGGTGTAGTCCGTGTCACAGGCTGGACACTGCAAGTTGCAGCCCGCCAAGCGAATGAACACTGCGGGGCGGCCGGTGAAGGGGCCTTCACCTTGCAGGGTGTAGAAGATAGAATGGACATCAAGTACGTCTCCCGACGCGACATCAATGTGTTCCATGGGCTGACTGTTCAGCTGCATGCAGACTCCGATAAGTGGCCGTGAGGCGGGTTGCGGAGCAATCAAAAACAAAGGCGCCGAAGCGCCTTTGCCCTGTTGCGCGGTACCAGTGTACCGCAGGCTCTTAGGCCGTGGCGCCTTGAGCAGCCGGAGCCGGCACCGGGGCGGCAGCGGGCTTGGCGACCGCGCCGGTCAGGCCATGGAACTTCTTCCAGCGCGCGTATTCGGTGCGCATGTTGCCCGCGTTGAGGCTCTGCGGTTCGCCGACCTTCAGCGCG